CGCGGTGGTCGGGGGTTGATTCCCGACCACCGCGCCGCATTGTTTAGAATGGTAAATCGTCCTCGGTTTCCGCTACAAACTCGGGCGCGGTCTCAACCTTTGCCGCCTTTTTCGCCTTGCCTCTCGGTTTTTTGGTTTCGGCGGTGGCGGTCATCGCGGCGGCTTCCTCCTCGGTAATCCGCCCCGCTTCCTCCATTGCTTCCACGTAATCCCGCCCGATTTCCTCGGCGGTCGCTTCCTGCGCTCTCTCCTTTAGGATTGCGGAGCAGTCGAAAGCGGCGCGGGGGTAGTACTTAGCCGCCCCCGATTTCGCGACCCATTCGTCACTATTTGCGCCCCATATATCAATCGTTGGCAATTTGTGTATTTCCTCGGCTGACAGCTTCAACTCTGTAGTACATTGTTTATAGCTTCGCAGGTTGCGGAAGTTCACGCCACAATAAAGGGCGATAGCCTCATTTGTTGTAACTCCTTGATGAGCGCGGCGGGCGGCATTGGTCACCGCTTGCAGGTTGTTTAAACGTGCGTTGCTGTTGCTCTTCTTTGCTGTTGCTACTGATGCGCTATAATTACACATAATATAAAGGGGTTTATCTACACCACCCCAAAGACTTTAAAGGAAAATTTGATATAATGAAAAAATTGGGTTTCGTTGTCAGTATGTCAAAGAACGGCGGCGGGGTGTCGTTGACCTAACCGCAATACAAAGATACAAATATATTTGATACATTGCGCAATAAATCAAAATAATTTTTATTTTTCAGTCGTTATAATACATTATGTATCAGCGTGTTATATTGAAATAACACAAAATAAATTTGTGTGTCGTTTCCATTGGTCGAAATGGTGTGAAAAACCACAAAAAACGCCGTAAGTGACTGATTTATAATATTTTATAACTTGCTGATATTCAACAAGTCGCGCAAAATCGGGATTTTTGCGCAAAAACGCGGCGCAGGATTTTTAATTATTTGTAATACGCTGAATATCAATATATTATACAACAATATATTATAATTATTTGATTGTCAATAATATACATATTTTGTCGGGTGTCGGTGTGTCCTGCTCCATCGGTCGGGGTGTGTCTGTCCGTGGTCGGGTGTCGGGGTGTCCTGCTCCATCGGTCGGGGCGCGTCCGTCCGTGGTCGGGTGTCGGGGTGTCCGCTCCATCGGTCGGGGTGTGTCTGTCCGTGGTCGGGTGTCGGGGTGTCCTGCTCCATCGGTCGGGGCGCGTCCGTCCGTGGCGGCGGCTCGGTGTACTATACAAGTAATACACCAATCATATTTGCGGGATTTCGGGAGGGGGTGCGCACCCCGAAGGGTAGGGCGTGAGGCGGGCGACTTCATACAAGAAGTATCGGCGCGGCAGCCGCGCCGAGCTTTTTTAATTGGCAGTCAAGAAAATAGGATTTCATAAAATAACAATGGACGAAAGAGGCGAAAAAAAGAAAAACGGGCGAGACCATAGCAGCCGCGCCCGCTCTTTTAGGCTTCATTTTTCCGCCGCTCGTAATCCAAGACGAGCAGCCGCACGAACTCCGACACGCTCAATTTTTCATTTTGCGCCAAATCTTTGATTTTTGCGCGAAATTCGGGAGTAACACACAAAAAAAGCCGTTCCGACTTTTTGCCGTTCGGGGCTTTCCGCCCCGCGTTCTCGCGGCGACCGCCGCGGGACACGTTTTTTTCAAAAACTTTTTTTTCGTCCATCGCTGCAGGAATTAGGCGGCAAAGATACGATTTATTTGATTATATACGCAATAATTCAAATAAATATTTTTGATTTATTGCGCAACGTATCAATATTTTTTGTATATTTGTGCATTGTTAAGGGTTGAGGGGTTGAGACACCCGACAACCAAAGGCGAAAGCGGGAAACGCACCGGACAAAAAGAAGAAGCAAAGAAAGACAGTACCAGGACCCCGCGAGTACCCCGACCCGATTTTTTTTCGGGTCCCGCTCTTTGAGGAACTGACACCGCCGGCAAAAAAAACGCGCATTGCTTAGGGGCGGGAGCAATGGCACGGAGACAACCGCGAGGCCTCCAGTATAGAGACAGCACCACAGCCGCCGCAGGCGGCGCACCTTTGCAGCGGGTCGGCATTGCGCCAACCGCCCGCCGAGATTTGCGGGCGCGGAAAACGGAAAATTTACATCTAAAAAAACATCATTAAAACTCAAGAGCCAAGAGGATAACACCGGCAACAAGATTATGAATAAAAATTCAAAGAACAGCAGCAAGGAAAACCAAAACGCCAACATCATCGCCACAGGCATCGTGACGGTAGGAAACGAAGGACAGAACAAAGGCAAGGAGGAAGCCGCCAACAAGACGGAAGAGGCCGCGAAGGAACCGAAAAAGGATGCGGCCGAAAAAGGCGCGGCAGACGGAGTGAAGAAGATGGAGGAGAAAACCATCAAGCAACTCCAGGAGGAACTCAACGCAAAGATCAAGAAGCTCGAAAACCAGCAGGAGGCGGCACGCAAGCGCGAAATCTTCATCAAGACTCAGGGGGAACTGAAAGAACTGAAGAAAACCCTTGCGAAAACCAAGGAGTTCGAGACGGACTTCTGCAAGCTGCGCTTGGAGAGACTTGCGTCAGTGGGCTACAACTCGGAGTTCAAACCCATGTTCACCATCTCCAACAGCGAGATCCTGACCGAGTTCTGCGACTGGCTCGACGGAAAGATCGAGAACAAGGTGCGCGAACTTGAAGCCGAACTTCTCAAGTAGGCAGCAAAGGGAGAGTGTGCCGCAAGCGGCGCATTCTCCCTTTTTAATTAAAAAAGCGAGAAAATGGAAAGTAACAACAAAGTGAAAAACGTAATAATGGCTGCCTTGAGAATATCCGCCAAGCACAACAGACGCGAACTCATCAGACACGAGGAATGGAAAGAACTTGAAGAGTCGTTGGACGAACTGAGGAGAATAAGCGAGCAACAACAGCCGAAAGTGGGATTCCACAGCCGATAAAAAAAATCAAAAAGAAAGGAGAAAAATATGGAAATCATGCAAAGAGAACAGAGACTTGCGGCGATGATAGGAGAAGAAAGAATGGAAACCATCATAAGAAGGGTTGAAGAGAGGGAAGCTGTAGTGAACAAATACATGAAAGAGGGAGACACATTCAAGGAATGGAACAAAATGATGGGAAAGTTCCAGAACAATATACAAAACAACTGGCTATTCGCGAAAGGAAACTACCGTGATTCATTCAAAGACCTCGTTAAAGACGTAGATGAAGTGCTTTGCGAGGAAATAACGAAACTTGCAGGCGGCGAACTGCTAAGTCTTTGCGAAGACAGCACATCGAGAAGATGGAAATGGGGAATAATCGAAAAATGGAAAAGCAGAGGAATGTCAAGGGAAAACGCCATGGACATGGTAACATACATAGTAGGCCTTCGGGAAGAAATGTGCCTGAGTCTGACAGAGAACATTGCTTCGAGATTCAAGGGGTACGAATGGATGAGAGAACGGACATCTGAATGCCAAGCCAAGGAGATCACCATCGACAGCAAAACGAAAATCAAGGTAGGGACAAACGTGATAGGAAACACGGTAATAGGCATAGTTGCGATGACGACACCGATGGATATTCAATGGCGGGAAGCAATCAAAGACCTGCCGAAAGGAGAATACGAGGCAGGAAAGTGGTATGACATCAAGGGGAAATTCAAGGTGAAGGCATTCTCACAGACAAGCGACATAGTGTTCACAGATGAAGAAACGCGCAGAAAATTGGAAAAATATATCAAAAAGGGGCTTAAAATAAAAGCACAGCGTGAAAACGAGAAAATGACAGCTTAAAAGAAAGGAGATAATATGGAACAGATTCAAATCCAAAACACAGAATTCCTGGACTTCGAAAAAGCAAAAGTCCAGACGCTCACCCTCGAACAACTGAAAAGAACGCACGAGGAAAACGACACGCTCGGCCACCCGCTCAAAGGGATGTACCACTGGCAGGTCATAGAGATGTGCCGTGACATAGCCGCAAAGCACGGACTGAAGCTGCAGATAGAGGAAATATTCGCGGCGCAGAACCAAAACAAATCACAACCGGGAGTGGTGGTTCTGCCGGAGGTGGAGAAAAGATACGGTTACAAGGCCGTGGAGGCGTATGTGCTCAGAAGAGTGTACGCCAACATCAGAATCCTCGACCACGACACCGAGGAATTCACATCAAACCTGGCAGTGGCGTTCCATCAGGACGGAATACAAGTGGCTTACGGAACGATGGTGAAAATCTGCCACAACCAGTGCATACTCGGTGCCGACAGAATCATAGCCAACTACGGACGGAACAAAAGGGACATGAACGAAATCTACAACGAGGTTGACAGATGGATGGCCGACAGCGGGAAGATTATCACGGAAGAGCAGGAAAGAATCGGGAAAATGCGCTCCACAATCATGAACCCGGAACAAGTGCTGCAGATCATAGGCGAACTGACAGCGATAAGGGTTGCACACGACAGCTCGAACCCGACAATCCGGATAAGGGAAACATACCCGCTGAACCAGACACAAATCAACCAGTTCACTGAAGATTTGCTCGTGAAACAGAAAGAGCAGGGATGCGTGACACTGTGGGACATATACAACACGGCGACCGAACTGTACAAAGCGGACAGGATGGAAATCCCGAACGTGCTGCCTCAGAACTGCGCCATGAACGAATACCTTGACAGATACATCCTATAACAAAAAAAAGGTTGCGCACGACACGTATCAAGTGCATTTTTTTCAAGAACTCAAGAGCCGAGAGGATAACACAGGCGAAAATAAAGATGGAGTCATACAAATACGAAATCAGAGCGAGGCAAGTCGAAAGATTCAAAGAAGCGGAGGTGAAAAATACAACAGAGGCTTACAACTACGCAATGCAGTTCTACCACGAGGACATCAACATCTATGAATCATGCTTCATGATGATGGCGAACAACGCGGGGAAAATCATAGGCTGGATGAAAGTGTCGCAGGGAGGAATATCGGACACCCCCGTGGACGCGAGACTGGTGTGCAAGGCGGCATTGGACACACTGGCGACTCAAGTGATCCTCGTGCACAACCACCCAAGTGGATCAACAAGCCCGAGCAGAGCAGACAAAATGCTCACGAACAGAATCAAAGACGCACTGGAGCTGTTCTCGATCAGCCTTGTGGACCACATCATCGTGACGGAAAAAAGATACTTCTCATTCGCCGAAGAGGGTTTGATATGAAGGTGTACAATATCGGAAGTTACAAAGAGACAAAGAAAATGTGCAGAAAAGTGAAGGAAGGCGACATGGAATACCTTGACAAGGCGGCGGAGGAACTGACCAAGATTCTTCCAGCAGGGAGCGTGCTTGTGCCGATGCCGGGGAGATTCGGATATGCGGCATACACGCTCATGCTGGCAATACGAGTGGCAATGAAAGGGGAATTCAAGGTGGAGAACTGCCTGAAAGGGGAAGTGCGTGACGGACTGTGCGAAATGAAGAGAGCGGGACAAAAACCGACAGCACCGGTGTTCAGAAAAAGATTCAGACCGACAAAAGGGGCAAGGCACGTGCTGATAGACAACGTGTATGACTCAGGAATGACGGCAAGAGCTGCGCAAAAAGCAATAGGAAAGAAATGCGAGATAGCAGTGATAGGGATAACAAAAGCAGACAAAAACAAAAAATAAAAACAGAAAAAAATGGAAACGGTCAGCATGATGAAAAGCAAAAGTGGACGGATGCCAGTGGACACGAAAAGCAAAAGTGGACGGGCACCGTTGGACGCGCAAAGCAAAAGTGGACGGGTGCAGGTGGACGCGCAAAAGCAAAGTGGACGGGGGTCGTTGGACGCGAGAAGCAAAAGTGGACGGGTGCCGATGGACGGAGTTCGCATCATACACCCCGAACCATCCGAGCGGGAAACAGCGCAACGATACTTCAGATTCTACGATCCGGCATTCGGGGAAAGGCTACAGTCTGTCCAGATAGGCGTGAAGGCGCACGGTACGGATTCCGAAGCGAGACCGGGCGACATGGTGTACTACAGCGTGATCGCCGAACTGCCACCGACACTCCACGGACCGTACCGGATACTCGACATACGCAGAATCAGGCTCCCGGACATCATCCTCATGCAGGACACGCATATCTATGTCGACCGCTTCGACTTCATGATGCCCGTGCTGCCGACAAGGCTCTGCAGGGAGAGCATCGTGGCCCCGTACGACACAGGGTGACATTCACACCCATTCAACAGCAGGCACCGCCATCGGCGGTGCTTTTTTTGTGTCCCAACCCGAAAGTGAGCACGGTTGTAATTTTGCCGAAAAATTCATCGGACATGAAGAACATAAGACGCGCGATGGCGCTCAAAGAAATGGAAATCAAGGAAGCAGGGGGCAGACCCCAGTTTTTCTCCATATCCTTCTACACCACCAAAGGGGAAGTCAGACACGTCCAGCGGGCACAGACCTGCGGACTGAAGATGGACATGACCGCGAACCGAATGCGCGGCATACAGGAATACAACATCCACGGCATGCCGGTCGGCCACCCCATACCTGTCCGCATAGACTTCATACGTACATTCAACGACCAACGAGTAATACTTTAACAACATGGAAGTTCTCAAAAACAGACATAATATACCGCTGGCGATAGTCGGGAAAACCGCACTGGTCACGGTTTACAACGACACAATCCCGAAAGAGAAGTCTTCGGCGACCGAAAAGGCGCACGACTGGTTCGAATACAAGAATGTCCAATACGTCCCGTGGGGCTCGGACAACAACTGGCCTGAAAGAAGCGACAAGACGGTCGGTTCCATCGGCGTGCTGAACACGGGCATCGACTACCGATGCCGCACCTGCGCCGGCAACGGCGTGGTACCTGTCACGCTCAAAGGCATAGACGAGAAGTTCAGGGAAGTGTACGAGCCCTACAACAACATCGAAGTCATCCAGATGCTCAACAGCCACTGGTTCCGCCTCCACCAGTTCGACGCGCTGCGCGACCTCTTCAAGCTCGGAAACGCATTCACGGTGCTGGTGTTCAACAACGCAGGCAACAGGATCGTGCGGGCGGACACACTGAACGCTCGCCACTGCCGCATGAGCGTCAACAAAGACAAACTCCTTGTTTACAACGACTTCGCAAACGGAAACCCCGACGACACAGCATGGGTCGTCCCGATGCTCGACGAAAGAGACCCCTACGACGACCTCATGTGGCGCAGGGACACCGGCAAACTGGACGGCATGAACGCGATAGCCTTCCCGCGCCTGAAAAACTATTTTTCAAACAACGACTACTACGCACGCCCGGCATGGGACGCGGTGAAAAAGTCGGGATGGCTCGACGTTTACCAAGAAGTGCCGAAATTCCTGAAGACCATATACACCAACGCCATGTCGCTGATGTGGCATGTCAACGTGCCGTACAGCTACATAGAAGAGAGATTCCGCGAGGAGAAATATGCCTCCATGACCGACGAGGAAAGGAACAAGGACTACGAGCAATGGATTAACGACATTGAAAAGAACCTATGCTCCTGCGAGAACGCAAACAAGGCTTTCTTCACCCCTTATCTCGACGACTCGCAGGGACGTGGCGACGGCAAGTGGGAAATCAAAGAACTGAACAACAAATCCAGCGCGGACGAAAAACTGATGACCAGCGTGGCCGCCAACTCCGAGATCCTGTTCTCGCTGATGATCAACCCGAGCGTCCTTGGTGCCGGCATGCCGGGAGGGGCGTACGCGGGAAACAGCGGCAGCGGCTCCGACATCCGCGAGGCGTTCATGGTGTCCGTGTTCCTCAACTACTTCGAGCGGCAGCTGGTACTCGACCCGGTGGAAACCATGCTCCGCTTTAACGGGCACAAAAACATAGACATAAAATACCGCAACCTGCTGCTCACAACCCTCGACTCAGGGCATTCATCTGAAGAAAAAATATCATAGGACATGCAACCCAAACTATTCAATCCGGAAAAGAACACCAAGGCCGAGGAACTCAAGAAGTTCCTCCCGGTGTCCGTGAACTTCAACATCAAGAACCTGCTGCCGACACTCGCCGCGTCGGAAAACAAGTACATCGTGCCGGTCATCGGCGAAAGCCTCTTCAGCCAGGTCGCAGAATACTATGCCGGTACTGAACATAACAACGAAGTCATGGACAAACTGCTCGAACTGCTGCAGTTCGCACTGGCCAACCTTGCCTACGCAGACGGCTACTACGCCATCAGCATGAAGCTGGACGACGCGGGAGCCACAACCCCGCAGGGAAGAGACCACCGTCCGTACCGCTATCAGGAAGACAACCTGATATACAGTCTCAGACAGCAGGGGTACGAGGCCATAGACATGGCGCTGGAACACTGCGAAAAAAACATAAACGGGCTGAGCGAATACCAGAACTCGCCATGGTACAAGGAGAGCCGACTGCATCTCATACGCAGCACCGCCGAATTCAACGCGATATTCAATATCAACAATTCGCGCCTGGTGTTCATCCGCATGAGCCGATGGTGCGCCGCCGCCGAGGAACTGAACCTACACCACCGCATCGGCCGCGAACTGACGGAAGCCGTCATCAAAAACCGCGACGACGAGAAATTCAAGCCCTTCATCGAAGACCTGAAGAAATACCTTGTTTACACCGCCGTGTCCGACTGTGTCGAAGAGCTGAAGATCAGCCCGACAGAGAGGGGGATGGTGTACGAGGAATTCAACGCTTACAACGACGGAAGAGTGACAAAGCAGCTGCCCATGGACGAAGCCCTGCGCATCAAAAACAAATACTCGCAACTTGCGGACTGCTACATCACAAAAGCCATCGACTGGCTCAACGAACACTCTTCCGAAATCCCGGAATACGACACATACCGCGGACGCAACAACCAACGCAGCAAAGAACTCAGAAGGGACAACACAGGTCATAAAATCGTGATGGCATGAGAAACGACACTATCAAAGACTTCTACGACTTCCTCAAAAGAGAGGCGGCCACCAACGAGCTAATAGGAGCCGAAGAGGGGGAAAAGCACTTCTTCAGAGGAGAAATCAACGAGATGGAATTCTACACCGGCCTGCGCAACGACTGCAGCTTCCCTGCAATAGTCGGAGAAGGGTTCGCCAACACCTACCACGAAAAAGGCAACGGCATCTGGAAAGAACGCGAGACTGCATTCTCGGTCGTGGACGGATACACCGACACCGACGACTGGGACCAGATAGACAACGCCTACGCCGTGTCGGAAACCATCGGCGACGACATCCTGAAGAAACTCATCGACATGTACCGTGCACAAGGCTGCATAGTCACCGTCACAGAACCCGAGAGCATACAGGTCATCAACATGGAGGAACGCTGGGCGGGACTCCGCTACCAGATCGTCATATCGTCACTCTGGAAACCAAAATAAACATGGTGGAGCTGAACATCATAACAGGAAAGCGGGTACGGAGACTCCAAGTACCGGAAAGCTGGGAGGAACTAAACAGCGCACAGCTGAAGCTCGCCTGCGACTACCGCGCCCTGCAGGGAGGAGACCCTGAAAAGATGCTTTCTGTCGCCCGTCTAATCATCGGCGCAGACAGGCGCACATGGCGTTCGATACCTCCTGCACAAAAATGCCTGATGTGCGAGGAGTTCCTCGCGTTCGTCGTCAACCAAACACCGGCGTTCCGCGACAACAAAATACCGACGGTCAGGGCAGGGCTGCGCCGCCTCCACGGATTCGGAGACATGCTCTGCGACGTGACATGGGAGGAGTTCATCTACGCCGACACTTTTGTTCTGAGGGGAATGTACCGCGAGGCGATAGCAGTGCTGTACAGACCTGCAGCCCTCATGACAGGACGCAAGGCCGCATTCTCGGACAAACTGCTGGAACGCAACTCGGAAAGGATCGAAAGACTAAGCGAAACCACGGTGGCAGCACTGGTGGCCAACTACATGGCGGTGCGAAAGAGAGCGCTCGAAGAGAAAAACAGACATCTCTTCCCGCCGACGGAAGAGACATACTTCGACGGGGAGCTGGTGATGACGGAAGGCGCCCAGGCACCGAACCAGGCAACGGGATGGGCGGACACCCACCACATCCTGATGGGAGACCAGGCATACGAGGAACGCAAATTCCTGGACAGCAAGGCAACGACCATCGTGGCGTGGATAAACCGGAGGATAAAGGAAAGCAGGGACAGGGACAGGGAAAGGAGGAAGAAATGAAAGTAGGAAAATACGGCCACATATCGCAGAAGATCACCGGGCCGATAATGACCCAAGAAGAGTGGAACGCCACCGGAAAAAGATGGTCGGCGAAAGTGCTGGCCATCCAACGAAACAAAGCGAAGCTGTTCCTGACGGGCAAGGACTCGAAAGGGCAACCGAAATCTCCGCACACATACAGGATGGGGAAGAAAGCAGGGCAGACGGAATACAAACTTTCCGAATCCGGAGGAGGCGGGTACATCTTCAAGCTGCGGCACGACCAGAAAGAATATTTCGGCACCGAGTTCAAGCCGCCCGTGCACGGCATATTCCGGGAATGGGGGGTCGGCAACGGACAGCCCAGGGACCCGAGGAAGATGCGCAGGGCCTACCGGAAGAAAAGGACACAGTCGGACTGGATCTCCTACACCATGGAGAAGAACAGCGAGGAACTGGCCGACAAAGCAGCCGAATACACGGGAGACAAAGTGCTGGTGAACACCTTCGGCGTGAAATACATTAACCTGAAATAGACAAAAAAAATGGGAAAAGGAGCAGTAAGATCGGTAAACATATACGTCAACAACAAGGAAGCTATCCGCTCGATGGACGAATTGAAGAAGCGCATCGAGGCGGAGACCAGGGCGTGGCAGAAAATGGCCAAAGGGACAAGGGAGTACTATGCGAAAGCCGCTGAAATATCGCGGATGCAGGACGCCCTGACCAAGGAAAACGAACTCATCAAGAGCGTGACCGAAAGAAGGCAGAAAAGCCTGATGCAAGTCGGCATGGTCGGTTCCGCACTGTCAGGACTTGTTCAGACCGTCCAGATGCTCAACCAAGGTCTTCAGAAAGTGCGTGACCTTGCAGCCGACATGGCGGGTCTCGACGATGCAATGGGAAGAGTGAGGAAGACAACCAATCTGTCACGACAGGAAGTCTCCGAACTCAACGAGGAGTTCACCAAGATAGACACGAGGACATCACGCGAGGAACTCAACGAACTTGCATACGCAGCCGGTAAACTGGGCGTGCAGGGGGAAAAGGATGTTCTGGCGTTCGTCAAGGCGGCAGACGTGATCAAAGTGGCACTTGGCGATGTGTTGGGCGGCACTGACGCAATCATCGAAGTCACCAAGCTGGCCCAAGTGTTCAAGGGCACGACAAAGGAGATTGAACAATCCGGACTGGAGGAGACGCTGATCCGCACAGGTTCCGTCATCAACGAACTGGGTAAGACAAGCACCGCGAACGAGAGCCAGATCGCGAAGTTCCTCGGGCGTATCGCATCCTACGCTTCCATAGCAGGTATGAGCCTCGACCAGATGGCAGGCATCGGCAGCGTGCTTTCGCAAAACAGCAAGGCACCGGAAATGTCGGCCACCGCCCTGACCAAGATCATGCAGCAGATGATCAAGAAGACCGGCAGCTTCGCGGAGATGATCGGCATGAACGCCGACGAATTGTCCGACCTCATGGCCAAGGACTTCAACGCCGCGCTGCTGAAGGTTCTGCAGAAACTGCATGACATCGGCGACGTGCAAAGCATAGTCCCGATATTCAAGGACTTAGGGGCCGACGCAACAAGAGCCTCGCAGGTGATCCTGGCACTCTCCACAAACATCGACAAAGTGCGAGAAGCGCAGGAAACCGCCAACAAGGCCATCAAGGAAGGCACCTCTATGAACAAAGAGTACGAGGTGATGAACGAAACCTACCAGGCCCAGATGGAGAAAGCCAAGAAAATAGTGTTCGACGCGCGCGTGGAACTGGGCGAAAAACTTTATCCGTACATAATCAAGTACACATTCTTCGGAGGAAAGGTCATCAAGTGGATTGCAAAGCTCACCGAGCATGGCGAGAACGCATTCATGGCTCTGGCCGCTGCGGCGGCTGTCGCAGCCAACAAAATCGTGAAAAACTGGAGCGGGCTGAAGGACAGAATCAGCCAACTCCCTGCCGTGATTGAGTGGAACGAGATGAAGACGGCACAGAAGGAAATCTCGGAATCCAAGGAACGTCAAAACACACTGCAGAAAGAATACAACCTGTTGCACAAAGTGAGCGAGGAAAGGTCTGAAAAGATCCTCGCCAAGGAAAAAGAAATCCATGTGCAGACACAACAGCGTGTGGCTATCATCAAAGAGATGGAAGCCTCGGAAAAAAGCACCGATGCAGCACGTCAAGCCGCCGCCGCCAGAATGAAGACAGATCTCGGGGAAGAAGTCGCCCTGAAGACACAGCTGCAAGAGCAAGAGACGCTGCTGGCAGAACTCACAAGAGAACGCGAACTCACGACAAAGAAGATCGCCGCCGCCAAGAAAGACACATCAGTGGCTGCTGCAGCAGCCGAGGAGGCTCGCCTGCTCGAACAGCAGGAGTCGATACAGAAAAGAATCAACACTGTAGAAAACCAACGCAAGGCCACAGAGACCGCCCTTGCCGTCAAACAGAAAGAACGACTGGCCACGCTGCAGCAAATTGCCGCCGCCGGAGGCGAACAAGGGGAACTTGCTAAGAAACTGCTGCTCAACGAAGAGGAGCTGACACAGCTTGAAAAAGAAAGACTGGCGCTATCAAAAGAACAGGAAGCGACCCTTGCAAGGGAAAACGCGACAGAAAAGGCCATCACACTTGAGAAGAAGAAGCAGGAAACAATGACGAAAACAACAACTGCCCTCTCCATACTCAAGAACCACTGGATGCTTATACTCACAGTCGTCATAGAAGTGGGACTTATGATCGCAAAAATCGTGAAGGAACAAAACAAATTCCGCAAAGAGCTCAACAAAACCTACGAGGACACCGTCAAAAACACCCAGGCTGAAAGAATGGAAGCCGATTGGCTGTTCGACGCGCTCAACAGGGCAAACACCGCCGAAGACGAACGCCTACGGATCATGAAGCAGCTCAACGAGAAATACGGCGACTACCTGCGCAACCTCACGGACGAGGAAGGCAGGATCCTGAACATCGAGGCCGCACACCGCGCAGTGATCGACGCCATCATAGCCGAGAACAACGCAAAGGGATTCTCCAAGGCAAAAGAACAGCTCGGGGATAAATACGGCGAAGACATGCAAGGCAAATTGTCATCAATGTACGATCTGCTTAAAAACAGCACAGTCAATGGAAAGAAAATCACCGACAACATCCTTTCGGAAATATGGAAGAATGTCAACGACATGATAGGCAAAAACTTCAGGGAAGACCAGATAAGGGCCTATCTTCACAGTTCCGGTGTGAATTTCGGGACGGAATGGGCAGGAGGACAATCCGGCGCCGTTCTCGAGAACGAAGGCAGGTTCTTCGCCCAATACGCATCGTATGTGACAACGAAGAAAAACTATGACAGAGACCTGACCGAGCAGCAACGGCTCTACAACATGGAGCTTGAAACGTCCGAAGAAAGGCTGCAGCGGCTCACCAACATGTACACAAAATTGCAACAACAATACGAAAACGCCCCGAACGACACTGAAAAAGCCGCCAGAAAGAAGGAGATGGACGCATACCTGAACGACATCGCCGCCGCCTTCGAGGACAAACTGCTGCAGGGACAGGACCTCTACAAGATGAGTTGGATCGATCTGTCAACGCTGGAGCAATACATCAAGAAACAAATGGAAGCCGTCAAAGGCACAACAGCGTGGACAAAGAAACTGGAAGGAGCGCAACGCGCCCTGAAGAGTGTGCAGGACCAAATGAAGAAAGTAAAGAGCGGAGGCAACGGTCCGACAACGACGGATTTCCCGGATGACGAAGACTATGAGCCATCGCCAACGGCAGGACTGAACAAAGAATCGAAGAAGACTCCTGCGGAACAGTGGGAAGACATGCTTAAGAAAATCAAGGAGCTGAACGAGAAGTACGAAATAAAGGACACCCCCGTATCCAAAGCGAAACAGCAGGTCCTCGAAGACTTCAGGAAAATAGAAGCCGGGATTAAAACATTCATCGGAGTCATCGCGGAAGCCGACGAGAAACTCTTGGAAGTAGAAGCGGAGAAATGGCGACAGATAGAACTTATCGAAGAGAAAGAGCGAAAGGAAAGGCTTCAGAAAATCGAAGACAACCTGGCTTCCGTGACAGAAAAGCTCAACAAATTCAGACTGAAGCAACAACGCAAGCACCAGACACAGCTGGAGACCGACCTTGAAGAGATCGAGAACGACTTCTCAAAGCTAAGGGACAAGGCCGAGAAAGAGCGAGAAGCCCTGCAAGACCGAAAAGATGCAAGCAACCTCCTGTCTTCCATGTTCGACCTGTCCGGAGACAGCGACATGGTTGACCAGCTCATGAAACACTACAAGAAGTTGCTCGAAAAATTCGGCATCACCGCCGAATCATGGGCGAACGCGATGAAGCAGAACCCGCAGAATGCACAGGGTCTGCTGACGCTCCTCGGCCTTGACTTCGACGACGAAGACCAACGGACACTCGATGCCATCATCAGCAAGATAAAAGAACTGGACACCGCCAAGATCGCCGAAATCCAAGACCTTGCATCCGAACGCGCACGCGAGATCGTCACCGAACTCTCCGACACCGCTACCCGCCAGTACCGCGAGGCGATGAAGACCATTGAGGTCCAAATCAAGACCTTGGAAGACGCAATGCAGTTCCTTCAAAAACACAACGACGGCGGCGAGTACGACCAGCTCATACAGGAAATCGAAAAGACGCTTGCGTTCCTGAAAGGGCAGAAGCATAACCTACAGACAAAATACGACACGGGATTCGGAAAGGATTCATGGGC